ACTATGCCAGTTAAATATAAACCAACTACTAATGTGTTGCAACGAGGTTCTAAAAAAAGAGTTATCGAACATCACTATATGAAAGCTCAATCATTGAAAGAGTTATTAGAATGTTATAATAATGACAATACTAAACCAAAACTCAGACAGAAAGTGAAAAACGAGTTGATTAGAAGACAGAAGTTGGGACTAGTGAATATTATCACTAGAGATGCAACTGGTAATGTATCTGAGTTCAAATAGAGGAAAACAATATGAATATGATTGTTGATTACTGTAAAGGTAGATTAAAAGAGTTATCATCTTTAGATGGTGCTGTTATAGTCGGTATCTCGCTCGGAGTATTAGTTCTAAGTCCAATCGTACATTGGTTGGCTTGGGGTGGACTTGCATATGGAGCCTATCGAATACTCAAAGCAGATAGTTAATATTGAATTAACTGATTCTGCAATCTCACAACTTGTTAAACAAGTAGAGAGAAGAGGTACATCTGAAATCAGATTAGGTATCACTGGTGGTGGTTGTAATGGATATGAATATATCTTTGATTTCAACTCCACCAATGAACCTTTTGACCAAGTTATAGACTATGGTAAATTCTCTATTCATATTGATAATAACTCCAGACCATTCTTAAATAACCTAGTCTTAGACTTCCATAGAACAGGTCTAAGTGAAGAGTTCATATTTAACAATCCAAATGTCACTGCATCATGTGGATGTGGTGTTTCTATGACATTTTAGTCTTTTCAAGACCTTTCCTATTATAAATACTTACGAACAGGAGAGATTATGTCTTTATTGAATTTTTTAAGTGAAGTGGGTGTACCTATATTTGGTGCAGTTGTTATGGCATTTTTCATATTTTTAAGTATGAAGTATATCTTTGATTCTGTTTTAGGACAAATAAAGAGTACAGAAAATATTATTAAAATGTTGGAGACTCGTGCTTCAGTTATGAACAACGACATTTTAAGAATAGATTTACTGGTGAGTAGTGCATTAGAGTTAACACCACCTATTGATAGAGTAGCTAGAGCTGAAAACTTTGTAGAGGATGGTAAAATCGATGCTAGAAGAGATTGATGGAGAAGATTGCACAAATAATAGCAGAGTTCGGATTTCCAGTTGCAATGGCACTTGCAATGGGATACTTCATCTATTTCACATGGAAGTTTATAACTATCGAAGTTAAACCAGCACTAGGTCGTATGTTTGCATCAAGTATCAAACTTACAGACCAATTAAGAATGTTAGACCAAGACATGATTCGTCTACAACAAAAAATCAATGTAGTTTTAGAGTATCGTGAGCGTCAAAAGTTTTTAGAAGAGGAAAGAGAGAAAAATGAAGGAACAAAAAGTGAACAATAGAGTAAGTAATATAGTAATTGGAACATTACTTATTATAAGTTTAGGTCTTATAACATTTCCAATACTTGCAGATGAAATAAAATTTCAATTTAAAAATCCATCATTTAGTGGCTCAGGAACTGGAGCCCATTATCTTACAATTGAGAACCAAGAGTTTACGCGTAAGAAACAAATAGAAGATGCACTTGAGGCTGCAAGGAAAGCTGCAGAAAGAGAAGCAGACAATACGACGCTAGCAAAATTTATTAGAAACTTAGAAAGCAGAATTTATGCTCAAATGGCAAAACAGTTAGTAGAATCAATGTTCTCTAATGACAACCCAGTAAGGTTTGGGTCATTTGTATTAGAAGGTTCAACAGTCACATACGAAGTTATTACAAACGAAGATGGAACAGAATTTATTAGAATGACTATTGTTGACCAAGAAGGTTCAACAACAGTTATAGAAATACCAATAGGAACAGGATACTTTGGTGATGATGGTTCTGGTGATGGTTCTGGTGATGGAGGCGATTAATGAAATGGTTTGCTATATTATCTCTTGCAATTTTGACAGGATGTGCATCAACTCCTAAATTTTCAGAAAACCCAGCAGATTGTGCTTATGAAACTGGGAGATTTGAAGAAGGATTTGGAAAAGATGTAGTCACTGGGGTTGCAAAAGCATGGACTCGACAATATATTTGTGTTGAGAGTCCAATAGTAGTAAAACTTCCAGCATATCTAGAACTATTAGATTTACCACCAGCAAAAGAAAAACCAATAGTTGCAGTATATTCATTTTCAGATTTAACAGGCCAGAGAAAACAACTAGACCAATATGCATCATTTTCTACAGCAGTGACTCAAGGTGCTAGTGCAATGTTAATAGATGCACTAAAAACTGCTGGTGGTGGTACATGGTTTAGAGTTGTAGAAAGAAATGGTTTAGACCATCTGGTAAGAGAAAGACAGATTGTTCGTTCTGCAAGACAGGAATGGGCAGATGCAAAGGGTGAAGAAACAAATGGTATTGCACCATTGCTCTTTGCTGGCATGATTATTGAAGGTGGAATAATTGGTTATGATACTAATATCAAGACTGGCGGAAAGGGTGCCAGAACACTTGGTATTGGATACAGTAAACAGTATCGTCAAGATGCTGTGACTGTTTCTATTAGAGCTGTATCAGTTCTAACAGGAGAAGTTTTGTTAAATGTCCAAACTCGTAAGACAATATTGAGTTATGGTTCTGGGGGTGATGTATTTAGATTCATCGAAGAAGGAACACAACTAATTGAAATCGAGGATGGAGTGGGTAATAATGAGTCGGTGACATATGCAACACGAAGTGCTATTGAAGCAGGAGTGTTGGAATTAATCTACCAAGGACACGATAGAGGTTTTTGGGTAATACAGGAAGGACATAGACATCCTCATAATAGTGATGGAACTAATAACAAACATGACATTGACGAATGGTATGGTGAAGTTAAAAAAATCACAGGTGAGGAACTAGAACCTTTCGAGGAGCTTGAAGAAAATGAAGAAACTAATTAGTTTTTGCTTAATTGCACTAATGTCGACTAACATTCTTTTCGCACAAGCGACTGACGATAATGAAATAAGAATAGACCAAGAAGGTGACACTTTAACACTTTACATTGACCAGATTGGATTTGGGAACAAGATATCTCAAACATCTGCGTTGGATGATAAGATGGTCATCACTGGTACTACTCTGACTATTGATATCGATATGATTGGTAATTCAAATAAGCTGTATGGGCCATTAGTTGCAGATACATCGGATTTTGATTTATTGTTCACAGGTGATTCCAATGTTTTTGATTGGAACATAGGTGATACTGGGTCTGCTGATGATTCAGTATATGATATCTCAGTCACAGGCGATAGTAATACTTGGGATTTAGACCAAGGTTATCAGTTTAGTGCAGAAAGATTAGATTTGGATATGACGATTTTGGGTAGTTCAAATGTCTTTGATTTAGACTTTGAATCAGATGATAATACATTTAATTGGGAAATTACTGGAGATAGTAATAACCTAAATGTGTTAATGAAAGATGGTGCTCATACACAGACTGTAGATTATACAGGTGATGGTGGGGATATTGATATTAATCAGATATCTGGTACATGTGTATCTGGTGCTGGTAATACATGTTCATCTCCAGATGCGAAAATCATCATGGATATAGATTCTGATAATGCAACAATTCAAATTAATCAAAAAGATTCATCTAACGATAGTTAGTACATTATTTCTTATGGGGTCTGTCTATGGACAAGACCCTATAGGAGACATAGTTGAATCTACAGGTGTAGGTGGTATTATTAGAAATAATGAAACCTTACCTAGTGATGTTGGTTCAAATATTGTTTTATATGATGAAGCTGCAACAGTAAATGGTCGTATGTTGATAGAGTTCTTAGATGAAGAAGAACTTGCATTGACTGAACATACTAGAGTGTACATTGATGAAGTATACTATGACCCTAATCCTAGTAAATCAAAGATGTCAATTAGAATGGCACAAGGGACAGCAAGATTTGCTTCTGGAAAAGGAAACAAAATAAAAAAGGCAAATATATCTGTATCGACACCAACGGCACAGATTGCCATAAATGGAACAGATTTTACAACTACAATTGATGAGCTTGGTAGGTCACTTGTAGTTTTACTTCCAGATGATGATGGTTCTGCATCTGGAGAAATAGTGGTAAGTAATGAAGGTGGTGAAATGATATTAAACCAACCTTATCAAGCAACTATGGTATCTTCTTTTGAGACACCACCAACAGTTGCAGTGACTATAAACAATATCACACCTTCTATGATTAATAATATGTTTATTGTTAATCCACCACAAGAAGTCAAAGTTGCAATAGAAGAACAAGCACAAGATGACTTAGACCAAGACCAAGGTATTCTGGATGTAGATTACTTGGAGTTTAATGATTTAGAAACAGATGAACTCGAAGAAACAGAAGAAGATTTAGAATACACTGCATTAGATATAGATGCATTAAATGTAAATTTACTAGTTGATGTACTGGATGTTATAGAAGAACTAGACAAGAAAGTAAGAGGTGCATCAGCAGAAGGTGCTAGTGGTAATATCGGAACTTTTAAAGTAGAAGGTGCAAAACTAGGATTAAATACAGACTCACAATACAATGTCTTCATAGAAGATGATAAGTTAATATTCTTTAGAGATGTAAATGGAGTTATTGAGATTGCATTTGATAGTGGTTCAAATGTATTCTTACAAACAATAGTAGAAGGTTATGATGGGACAATACTCATAGGAGATGGAGATGATTCAGAAATTATTATTATTCAGTCTAATTAGTTTACCAGTATTTGCTGGGCCTAGTGATGACAACCATATTCACATAGAACAAGTGAATGGTGGTGATGATTTTTCTCTTGAAATTCAACAGTGGGGTTTTGGAAATATGATTAGATTTTCTGCTGACCATGATGACAATACACTAAAACTTTTACAAAAAGGAAACAACATGTATATCGGATATACAGATGCATGGGGTTCTGGTTATAACTGGGGTGGAGATTTAGATGGTCTAAACAATGATGTTGAGATAAGACAAAAATGTTCTTTTGCAACTTGTAATGATACCGATTTTCAGTTTCATATTTGGGGTGATGATAATGAAGTTGTCTTTGGTCAAGGATATGAAAACAATAATAGTACTACACCAAACTGGAATTATGATGGTACTGAGCCAGGTGGGAACTTTGTTAGATTAGATATACATGGTGACGATAACAAATTCAAAGGAAGTCAAAAACAAGATTCAAGTTCTATTGAACATTCTATTATTGCAAACATATATGCAGACAATACAGATGTATATGTAAAACAAATGCAGAATGGAAACAAAACACTTAACCTATCAATCTATAGTGATTGGAGTGAAGTAGATATAATTCAAAAAAAGAATGGAGCTCATAGTGCAACAATAACACTACAGGGTACACAACCAACAGATTTATTTCTAACTCAAACAGGTGATACAACTCAAACATACAATCTAACACAAAATTGTGTCACTTCTGGTGGTTGTTCTGTAAGTGTGACTCAAGGGAACTAGGAGTTGTTTTGAGTGACAAAGAGAGACTTTTCAACTTTGGTAAGAATGCCATATCAAGATGCAATTGCATTAGTACTCAGAACTATGGATTACCATCAAATGATGGCAATCCAATCAACTGATAAACATTACAAAGATTTTCATAACAAACAACATCGTAGACTCAAGGAATGGATGATTGATATGAAAGACTATATAATAGAACTAGAAGAAGAATTAAATGTATAATTGGAAAACAGTTCTACTCACACTTGCAGTGTTAGTAGGTTTAAAAATATGGTCACCTTACCTTGTTGATAATATAAAGTGGTCTTACTTTGATGTATTACATCAACAAAAGGATGAAAAAATTGTAGAAGATATTGTACTTGTTGATATCGATGAAAAATCATTAGACAAGTATGGACAATATCCTTGGCCTCGTAATATCTATTCAGATATAATGTTGGAATCACACTATACCAACACCCATGTGTTTACACAAGTATTCAGTCAACCAGATAGATTTGGTGGAGACAATCAGTTTGCAGAAGGATTAGTAAATAGATTAAGTATTTTATCTGCAGCCCCAACAAGTCAAAAGGATACTGGTTCTGCACCTTATGTAAGAACATCAGTATTCGGTGGTGGAAATATCGGAGATGTTATCTGGAACTTTTCTGGTATGTCTGCACCTATAAAAGTACTACAAGATAACACTTATGGTGTAGGAGTGACAGTCACAACACCACCTTTACCAGATACACCAAACTTTGATGGTACTGTTCGTTCTGCACCACTTATCGTATCTGCAAATGACCAGATATATCCATCAGTTGCACTTGAAACTCTTCGTGCATTTTATGACCAACCTAACTACCAAACTAAAGTCACACCAGAAGTAGGTATTGAATGGATAAGAATGGGAAGACAACCACCTATAGAAACTACATCTACATCGGATGTTATGATTACATATTGGAATAAGTTTGATAGAGTTAGTGCATCAGAATTAAATGAATCATACCAGAATAAGATACTCATCTGGGGAATGACAGCAGAAGGATTTAATAATCCAGTATCTACACCCTATGGTGTTATGTATCCTCATGAAGTACAAGCAAACTTACTTCAAACTGTACTTTCTGGTGATAGAATCCAAAACAACTTTCTCATAGATTTTGTAGAACTCATCTTAGTTGTTTTTCTAGGACTTATGGTTTTACTCATGGTATATCAATTACCAACATATCTATCTGGTATATTATCAATTACTACAATAGGTTTATCAGTTGCAGTATCTTATTGGTTGTGGATAGAATACTTTATATTATTTGATGCATTGTATTCTGCACTTACTGGGATGATAGTATTTGGACATGCATCATTTAACAAATACTTTGTGACTTATAAACTCAAAGAACAAATCAAAGGTCAGTTTAAGAAATACTTATCACCAGAAATGGTAGATAAACTTGCAGAAAATCCAGAACTATTGAAACTTGGTGGTGAAAGAAAAGAGATGACATTCATGTTCATGGACATATGTGGGTTTACTCCAATAAGTGAAGCTTATAAAAATAAAAATGACCCAGAAGGATTAGTAGAACTAATCAATAAGTTTCTTGATATACAAACCAAGATAATCATAAATAATAAAGGAACAATAGACAAATATATGGGTGACTGTATCATGAGTTTTTGGAATGCTCCATTGGATTGTGAAGACCATGCAGAACTCGCTGTAAAATCTGCACTAGAAGTGTTAGATGCAACAAAGGAATTAAATGAAGAACTTTCTCCTCTCAACTTGCCTCCTATTAATGTCGGCATTGGTATATCCACAGGAGAGTGCATTGTCGGAAACATGGGGTCAGAAATTAGATTTGACTATTCAGTCATCGGAGATGCCGTTAACTTGGGTGCTAGACTCGAAGGACAAACACGAAATTATGATGGGGTGGACTTGTTGTTATCGGAACGAACTTATCAACTCTGTCCAGACAGAGCATTCACAGAAGTTGATAGAATCCTCGTTAAGGGAAAGTCAGAGAAAGTCACAATATACACTTGTTGAACCTATAACAAATCTTCAATGGGCATCATTCGTTAGTCTACAATTATTAGATATCTATTCTACATATCGTGGTCTTCAATACGATTGTGTAAAAGAATTAAATCCTATTATTGGTGAAAGACCATCAGTGCAAAAAATGTTCTTTGTTAAGACTGTAATTCTTACACCAGCAATCGAATATGATTTAAAAAGAGAAGTTCTTACATCACCACAAATGGATGAAATTAATCTTATGATGGCATTAGTGATAGGTAATAATTATAATGTCTGGAGAAGAGCAGACAAAAGATGTAATAAAAAATAAGAAACCATCATAAACTCTAGTTATAATATGTTATATATACTATGTATGAAAGAGAAATACATAGAATACTTAGAACTAGGGACACTTGTATCTCTTTTTTGTGTATCAATCTTTTCACTAATACCACAAACATGAGGTATATTATATTAGGATTGATATTCATACCATGGGAATTAGGAATATTCCTATTGTTGAGTGTACTATGAAAACTGATGCATGGAAAAGACCTTTACCATCTGCTGTAGATGATTGTGCAGATGTGACATCTGGTTATGAACATCAACTTGAATTTCAATTCAAACCAAGAAATGCAACACCAAAAGAATTTGATGAATGGCAAGAAACTGAATTAAATTGGTGGGCAGAAAAACAATTAAACTTTGTTGCAATTGCATCCTTAATACAATTGTCTGCACTTGGATTTATGTTAACATCATTTTATTTTCTTTCTCAAGCATTTTCACCTTGACAAATATCAAAACCATGAGATAATAATTATATGAGATTATTAGAAGAATCTTATGGGGATGTCAGAATCTTTTCTGAAAGACCCTTTGGATATAAGAGATACATCGTAGAAAGTAAAGAAGGTACTAAAATCTATTCTGGATTATGGTATAAATTAGACCAAATTAAAAAATTTGTTGAAAAAGACTTGAAATCTAAAGATTAATCCTTATATATACTAATAGGAGTGCTCAATGGGAGACTCCATTTATTTACCTTGCTAATTAATAGGAGGCTAAAATGGTAAAATTAAACACGCTGGACTTACAGGAAATGATGAACCTTACAAGTCCATTTTCAATCGGTATTGACGATTTCTTTAGACGAATAGATAATGTTCAAAGAAACAACAGTCAATCATACCCACCTTATAATATCACAAAAGTCGATGACGAACATTTCGTTATTGAGATTGCATGTGCTGGTTTTGGTAAAGACCATATCGACATCGAAGTTCAAGAAAATGAACTAAGAGTTGTTGGTGATAAGTCAGACCCAAATCCAGAAAGAGTAGCAAACTCAAGTGCAATTCACACTGGTATTGCAGCTCGTAAATGGAGTAGAAAATTTGTTCTTGCAGATGATATAGAAGTTGGTTCTGCATCTATACAGGATGGAATTTTATCTGTTCCACTTACAAAAGTTATTCCAGAGGATAAAAAACCTAGAAAGATTTCTATAGGTAGTAAAAAATTATCTAAAGAGTTCTTAGTGGAATAAAAGACTTGACACAACCCAGTCTCGTGGTATACTAAATATAGTTGTAAAAATTATAGAGGTATTTTTATTATGTTAAACAAAGGAAATATGAACGACCTTCACAGTATCAAATTTCAACAAAGAGTTGATGGAGATTGGGTTGAAGTCGATTTAGATTCACTAATGGAAGACAAGACTATTGTAGTCTTTGGACTGCCAGGAGCATTTACTCCAACATGTTCAGAGTTTCAATTACCTACTTTTGAAGCAATGTATGACCAGTTTTTAGAAGCTGGTGTGGATGAAGTTTACTGTACATCAGTAAATGATACATTCGTTATGAATGCATGGTTTGAAAGTCAAGGTATTGAAAAAGTAAAACCTTTACCAGATGGTAATGGTGAACTTGCAAGACAACTAGGTCTTCTTGTCAAAAAAGAGAATCTAGGATTTGGGTTAAGGTCTTGGAGATATGCAATGTTAGTTGTCGATGGAACAGTCGAACTAATGAACATAGAACCAAACCTATCTGACAATTGTCAAACAGACCCATATGAAACGAGTAAACCAGAAATATTCTTAGAAGAAGTAAGAAGTCATTTTGGTTTGAATTTTAACCAAAGTAGTGAAGAGGAATAGATTATGAACGAATCAATATTCGGAATTATACTTCTTTTAGTTTTAGTTGGTTTAGGTGTGTATTCATACAGAGGTTCTAATGAAGCTCCAGTAGTTGCACAAAAACCTAGTACTCCAGCACCTAAGTCTACAAAAATATCAAGAGCAAATCTTAGAAAACTCACCAAAGCTCAATTAGAGGAAAAAGGTAGAGAACTAGGAATTGATGTTGATAGAAGACTTCTAAAAGAAAAAATAGTCAACGAAGTATTTAAGGCACAGTAATGTCGACCCCAAAATACAAACTTGTTGTCAATGCAAAAGATGGTGAGAATGGTGTAGAAATCACTGAGGGTAAATATGAAGGAGTTATATATACCTATGGTGAAGTTCAATTTCTTCCAGTGGAAGAAGATGCACCACCAACCATTAATTTTACTAGAGCAGTAAGAAAGTGTCCAGAAGATATGAAAGACACGATATCAGATGATAAAGAGTTTAATCAAATCATGGGTGACATACTTATTGAAATGCTCCAAGAACAAGGTGATAAAGCCGTGGAATTACTCAAAGATGAACATAAAGAATCCAAGTAAATTAAAAGAAGAAATCATAAGGGACGAGGGTGTCGTTTATGCAATCTACAAAGACCATTTAGGTTATTCAACCTTTGGTATTGGTCATTTAGTAAAAGAATCAGACCCAGAGTTTGGTCAACCAGTTGATACACCAGTATCAGAAGAAAGAGTGGATGAAGTGTGGGAACATGACTTTGCAGAACATGTAGAGGAATGTGGAAAACTTTATCCAGATTTAGAAAATTATCCAGATGAGGTACAAAGAGTTTTAGTTAATATGACCTTTAACATGGGTATGACAAGACTATCTAAATTTCAAAACTTTAAGAAAGCAATTGAATCCAATGATTGGAAACAAGCTGCAGTTGAAGGAAGAGATTCAAGATGGTACAATCAAGTCACTAATCGTGCAGAAAGATTAATGACAATGTTAGAGGAAGTATGAATATAAGATATTTAAAATTAGTCACAGGTGAAGAACTCATAACAGAATACAACGATGAAGGTGAGTCAACAGTCACTTTAAAAAATCCTTTAGGTATTCTTATGAGTCAAACTGAAAAGGGATTCAATATCCAACTTGTACCTTATGGAAGTATGGCAAAAGATGAAACAATCTTAGTCAATCATAAA